AGTTCCTTCTCCAGCTGAAATGGATATACTTCAAGATCAAGTTAAAAAACAATTAGAAGATTTTTCAAAAGAAATAGAAGTTGCTTTAATAGAAAAAGAATTACAAATCCAACAATCTGTAGAAGCTGGTGAGATTATTCCAGAAAGAGCTCAATTAGAAACTAAAAAAGCTAGAGAAATGGCTAATCAACAAATTAAAGAAAAAGAAATGCAACTTATGTCGCAAGCTCAAGAAAAAGCGACTATTATTAAGCAACAGATAATGGACGCTCCTTCTTTTAAAATACTCAAGGAAAGTCCAGAAGCGAAAAAGAATATTGTTGATGCTATAAAATTTTATGAAAATAGGGTTATTCAAACTTGTAGTGCTGGCGATGATGTATTCTTATATGAATATACGTTACCTATAGAAGAATATCCTATTATACCTATTCCATATATGTACACTGGAACTCCATATCCAATGAGCGCAGTTACTCCATTAATAGGAAAACAACAAGAAATAAACAAAGCTCATCAAATAATGCTTCATAATGCAAACTTAGCTTCTAACCTTAGATGGATGTATGAAGAAGGAGCTGTTCCAGAAGATGAATGGGAAAAGTATTCTTCAGCTCCTGGTGCTCTACTAAAATACAGACAAGGGTTTGCTACTCCAACTCCAATAATGCCAGCCCCAATTAATAATGCTTTTTATTCCATAGTTCAAGAAGGAAAATCCGATGCTGAATATATTAGTGGCGTTCCTTCAGCTATGATGGGATTTGCACAAGACCAAGCTGAAACATATAGAGGTCTTTTAGCTAATGATGAATTTGGAACTAGAAGATTAAAAGCTTGGATGGGAAGTGTAGTAGAACCTGCATTAGAGCATTTAGGCAGATGTTTTCAAATGAGAGCTCAAAATCATTATTCTGTGGAAAAGGTTTTTAGAATAGTTCAACCTGAAGCTGGTCAATCTCCACAAGAACAAGAAAAAGAAGTAAGAATAAACATTAAATTATTTAATGATTATGGAGATGTAATTGGAAAATATAAAGATTATTCATCTGCGAGATTTGATATAAGAATTGTAGCTGGAGCTACTATGCCAGTTAATAGATGGGCTTTACTTGAAGAATATTTTAAATGGTTCCAAGCTGGTTTAATAGACGATATAGCGATGTTAGCTGAAACCGATATTAGAAATAAAAAACAAGTTGTAGAAAGAAAATCTGTTTATTCGCAATTACAAGGACAGGTTGCTTCTATGGAAGAAGCTATAAAAGATAAAGATGGAACTATAGAAACATTACAAAGACAATTGGTGCAAGCTGGAATAAAAATGAAAGTAGGAGATGCTTCAAACGAAATAAGAAAAGATGTATTGCAAACTGAAGCTCAGCAAAAATTATTAAGAGGAATGATGAAAGTTGAATTTGATAAAATGAAAGATCAAATGAAGATGGATTTTGAAAAATCAAAAGAACAATCCGAGGAACAATCAGGTGAGTAGATGGACTAAAAATAAATATCCTAATATGGCTAGAAATGGTAATAAAAATGGAAGATGGATAGATGGAAGTAGTCAAACTCATTATAGAAATAAAACAAATGCAAAGGCCGGTGAAGTAGTACATCACAAAGATGGAAATAAAAAAAACAATTCTCTTTCTAATTTGAAAAAAATTTCAAAATCCAAACATAACAAAGTACATCCAGAAAAAGGATGTAAACCAGGCCAAGTTTGGAATAGAAAAACAAAAAGATGTGTAGCAATTAAAACAGTTTGAATGTTATGTTGTTATTCATAAATTAAACAAACTCTAAAATAGGAGATAGTATGTCAGAACAAGTAGGTAACGTCCAAGAGACCCCCGAAAGTACAAACGTACAAGATGGCGTTTTAGGCATGTCAAGTGATAATTTCTTTGAGGAATTAGATCAACAAGTCAATGGCGCAATAATAGACGAACCTTCGCAACCAACCTCGATACAAAGCGATAACACGCAAACGAGCCCTAATGCAGAAGTTCAGAATGAGATTCCAGAATCAAACGATTTGGAAACTCTACAGAAAAGGTATAGTGATTCAAGTAGAGAAGCTAAAAGGTTAAACGGAAAACTTTCCGAATTAGAACCTTATATGCCTGTGCTTGATGCTATGCGAGAAGACCCTAATTTAATTGCTCATGTGAGAAATTATTTTGAGGGTGGAGGTCAAACCCCGCAAACAATGACTGAAAAGTTGAATCTAGATGAGGACTTTGAGTTCGATGCTGATGAAGCTTTTTCTAAACCTGAATCTGATTCTGCTAGAGTATTAGGAGCAACCATTGATGGAGTAGTCCAAAGAAGGTTGAATAATGCTTTACAAGGGCAACAAATTGAAAATCAAAAACTTGCAAAGGAAACTAATTTTCGTCAAAAACATCAAATGGATGACGATCAATGGTCTCAATTTGTAGAATTTGCTAAATCTAAATCTCTTGAATTAGATGATATTTATTACCTTATGAATCGTAAAAACAGGGATACGAAAATAGCTGATAACGCTAGACAAGAAATTCATAATAAAATGAAAGAAGTCCAACAGCAACCTGGAACTCTTGCCACTCAAGGAAGTGTACCAGTTGAAAAGTCTCCAGAAGATGCAGTCTTTGATACCATTTTGGGTTCGGCCAACGAACTAGAAGAGGCTTTTGGTATATAGAAAACCTTAAGCCATTAACCCTTAATTATGAGGTAAACAAATGGCTGATGTATTTAGCTTAGGTACATATTCAGATACGGCAACGTGGTCTGATGGTACCGCAAAAGACACTGGTGACCTTAGACGAAAGTATAATTTTGGGGATCGGGTTTCTGAACTAAACATTGCTCAAGACCCTTTCTTTAGATTTGTATCTAAGGTTGCTAAAAAACCTACGGATGATCCAGAGTTCAAATTTACTGAACGAAGACCATCCTATCATAAGCGATATGCTTATGTATCAAATCATGGAACTTCCGCTCCTACTACGTTAGATGGCGCTAGCACAACTGCTTTAATAGCTGATGGCGGAGTTGACGCTGGAGACACATACTATTGGTGTATGATTGGTGATTACAAAACTGCTGGAAATATCCAAACAGTTTATGGAAACACTGCAACTGATGTGTTACCTGGCGCAAGTGGAACTCAACCTAACTTCTTCCTTCCAAATTCTTTAGTAAAGATTCCTTATATTGTTGCTGGTTCTAGCAATTTTAACGGATCTGAAACTGCAAGCGATTGGACTGATGCAAGTGGTGACGCTACAACCCCAGACGATCATTTAATCGCTAAAATTGTATCGGTAGATACTGCAAGCGTTTCAAATGCCGCAATTCTCAGAACAGAGATAGTCAAGGGGTATAGTGGAGCTAACATTGAGTTAACATCTTATTCTGCTCATAATGATGATCTTAATGGAGTAGATATTTCTGGATTTTCAATTGCTAATTATCTTGAAAAGAAAAGATGTTATGTTGTAGGATCTGCTCATGGACAAGGAACTGGATACCCAGAAACTTGGAAAGACCAGCCTTTCTCAACTGGATTTGGATTAACTCAAATTTGGAAAACTGCTATGGCAATGGATAACACAACTCGTGCAACCGTTCTCAAGTATGAACCAAATGAGTTCGCTAGAATCTGGCGTGAAAAGTTGATCGAACATAAGTGGGATATTGAACAATCATTATTATTTGGTTCTCAAGGAACTGATAATGATGGAGCTCAATACACTGAAGGAGCCCTTGATTTCTGTATAAATTATGGAAATATTTTCGATGGCTCTGGTATGGGTGGAACAGGTACTAAATCTCAAGATGACTTTCTTGATGATATGAGTAATTTCCTTGATCCTCGCTATAACAATGCAAATGCTACTTTATTTATGGTCTCAACTGATGTATATAATTGGTTGCATAAATTAAGTGGATACTTTGTAGCAAACATGAATAAAACAGTCGCTACTGCAAATGCAGTTGGTAGAGCTGATTTTAGCATGGGTAGTAAAAAGAACGTCTTTGGTGTAGATATTACACAGATTTATACTCCTTATGGTGTAATGAATGTGTCTCGTAATATTCACCTAGATGGAACTACAGTTAAGATGCTTGGTGTAAACATGAAGTATTGTAAGTATAGACCGTTAGTAGGTAATGGACTAAACAGAGATACTGCAGTTTACGTTGGTGTTCAAACTCTAGAGAATAGTGGCGTTGACCGAAGGGTTGACTTAATCCAAACAGAAGCTGGGATGGAATGGCAAATGCCAGAAGCTCACGCTGTCTGGAAATAGGAGGTAAATCATGGCAAATCCCTTATACGGACAAAACAAAGCTGATGGACAATTAGGATGGCTATTTAATGAGAAAAATGGAGTTAAAGCTCATGGTACACTAGCTGATAATTTAACTCTAACAGCTCATGATATGGTTAACTATGTAGCTCATTCATGTGATCCTGCAGCAGCTAGGAATATAACTACTCCTACTGCAGCTCAAATAGTTTCAGCTATATCAACTAAGAAAACAGGTGGTGATTGTAAAAGTGGTGACACATTTCAGTTCTGTTTTATTAATGCTGGTACAGCTGGAGCCGATGAATCATGCACTATAGTAGCAGGTTCGGGAGTAACTCTTGTAGGTAATGTAGAAGTTGAAAATGCTGACACTGCTAGTGATGCTATTAGTTCGGGTTCTGGTTTATTTTTAGTACATGTTACTAATGCTAAATCAAGTAGCGAAGCTGTTTCGGTAATAAGAATAGCTTAACATTATAGCAAGTTGATTAACAACGATATGTGGGGGGCTTCGGCTCCCCATATATAAAAGGAAATATATGGCAACAGCAGCAATAACGGCTGAAATAAAAGACATAACTGGAGTATCTACTGCTGATGTAGATTTTATAGTTTCTGCACAAAAATATGTAGTAGCTAGTATTCCAAAAGATTTATTAAGATGGGCGCAAACTGATACTGTAGCTGGAACTCATGGAGGAGATTCTAGTCCAACTGCAATTACTCTTCCAGTAGGAACTGATAATATAGTATCAGTAAGAAGAGATGCTTATACAGCTATAGAATCTCCAATAGAAGACAGAGCCTGGATTTCAAACACCGCTAGTTTAAAATATGCAACTGCTAGACATCCAAAATATTACATAGATGCTGGAAATAAAGTAGTGGTTATTCCAGTTCCTACAGACAGTGCTACAGCTCATGTATCTTATATAGATTATTCTAAAGTGGATGATGATTCTGATTTAAGAAGCGCAGTTACAAATTATGCTTGTTCAAAAGAATTTTCTAAATTAGCAATAAGTAATTTACCTTCATGGGATTCTATAGAAGCTCCGATAGCTCCTTCATTGTCTTCTAATTCTGTAAGTTTTAGCACAACTGCTCCTACTTTCACACCTCCAGTAATGCAATCTCCAGATTGGTCGGATGTAGAAAATTGGATAACAACAGAAGAAGATTCTGAAATGTTAGCTTCTAGGATTCAAGCTATCAATGCTCAAATATCTGAGTACCAAGCTAAAGTAAACGAAGCTCAAGGAATTTTTAATAAAGAAAATGAAGAATACCAAGCTCAATTAAAAATAAGTATCCAAAATGCACAATTAAGTGATTCTTCAGATGCTCAATCTTTACAGAATTATCAAAGCGAATTACAAGAATACCAACTTACTATTAATAAAAAAGCAAATGATGTTCAAAATACACAATTCTATCAAAAAGAATCTGAAAAATATTATTCATGGGCTCAATCTGAAATTCAACAATATATTCAAAATAATTCTAAAATTATAGGAGCTACGATGGCAGCTCAAAAATCTCAACGAGGATAAAGAATGGCTTCAACAAGAATAAAAGTAGGAACAAAAGCTTCGGTTTATCACAGGCATGCAGCTTCCAATGATGCTCCATTATCCGATGTCTCAACAAATGAATCATTAGCTACTGGGTTAGGAAGTTTAAGTGATTTTGAAATTGATTCTGATGATAATCAAACATGGACAGATGAAAGTAGCGTTGCAGCTGCTAGTGGAGAAACAGCTATGGAAGCTTTAGCAAGTCCATTATTAATATGGATTAAGCATAGTGGGTACCAAGACGCTGCTAAAACAACAGCTAGCACAGCTACTACAAAAGTTATGATAGGAGTTGGAGGAGCAGCTGCAAATGGATTTATCTCATTGTATCCAGATCAATCAATAGTTTTAACAGCTCCATTTGGTAGTAATATTGATAATTTAAACGACTTTGATATGATAACATCAGCTTCAGAAGCTGTTTATGTTGAAGTAAAGGCTATGGTGGACTAATGACAGTTTTAGAAATAATGGAACGTCTTGAATTAAAAGAAGAAACTTTGGCTATAGCTTGGATAAAAGATGCAATTCATTTAATACAAAGCAATACAAAAGAAAAAGTTGAATCTACAAAAAGAGATATTATAAAAGCATCTTCAGGTTCTGACAATGTTTATATATTACCTTCTGATTTAGTTTCTTTAGAAAATATTTCAATTAAAGATACTAGTGATGGTAAATATAAAAAAATTAGAAGATTAACATCGCAACCACATTATTTAGCTGAGGATACTTCACCATGAGTTCATATGTAGATAAAGAATGGTTTTATTATTTAAGAGGAAGAGAAATCTTAATATATAAACTTCAAGGAGGTTCTAGTACCCAAAGAATTACTCAAAGTGGAGTATTTAGGTCCTATGATAAAGAATTAATATATCCAGATGAAAATATTGCTGATGGATTAAGAATTGAATATACAAGAGTTAGTGAACCATTTGTAAATGAAGCATTGGAAACTACAACTGCATATGCAAGTGGGACTGGTATTGCTTTTGTAGATGGAAGTAGTGGTTCAGATACAATAACTGATTCATCTTCAGGTTTTGGAGATTTTCAAGATGGAGACAGAATTAGAGTGGTGGGATCTGCAAGTAATGATGGTGATTATACATTATCTGGAAGCGCAAGCGCTGGTACTTTAACTTC